CAGGGGTTCGAGGTGCGCACCTCAAACGCAACCCGACTTGCGCAGCGTGCGGGACTAACGACAAGCTCGAGGTGCACCATATTTACCCGTTCCACCTCTACCCGAATCTCGAACTCGATCCCGCCAACCTCATCACCCTTTGCGAGAATGGTGGCAATTGCCACATCATGCTTGGTCACTTAAAGAACTGGAAGTCCTACAACCTCGGTGTAAGAAAAGATGCGGAGGTTTTATTACAGAAAATAAAAGCCAGACCGTGAGGCTCGAAGTGCCGATACCACCGAGCACGAACCAACTCTTTCGGGCCTCGGGTCGGCGTGGCAAATTCTACAAGGCGAGGTGCTATATGGCATGGCTCGCCGAGGTAGCGATCCTCATCCCGAGGGGGAAAGCTCTTGAAGGGCTGGCAGAGATCAACATCGAGATACATGGTGGCGAGGGTTGGACGCACCGCAGGGATCTCGACAACACCAACAAAGCGGTGATCGATATGTTGGTAAATAAAGGTTACCTGCATGATGACAATACTAAGTTTGTGCGACGCATCACCACCTCTTATCATCCTCCGACCCAAGCAAAAGTGCGAGCGATTTGCGTTGTTTACCTTAGACGCACACAATGTTGAATAGTTTTTTTAGGAGACCGCATTTGGCAAAGCCAAAAGAGCGTTGGTCTATTGGGACTATAACCGATCGTGTTCATGAACTCCGAGTGAGCTTCCCGAAATCGGGAAGCCGCTTCCGATTTCTAGCACTGACCGACCTCCACTGGGACTCAGCGCACTGCGACCGAGCCTTCTTGAAAAAGCATTTGGACTACGCATTGAACGAGAACGCCCCGGTAGTAATCGTGGGCGATCTCTTCGATGTGATGCAGGGAAAATATGACCCGAGGGCTGACCCAAAGACGCTCAGGCCCGAGCACCGTGGGAGTAATTACTTCGACCTTATAAGCTCAACGGCGCTTGAATACTTCCGACCTTATGCCTCTATCCTTGCACTGATTACACCGGGTAATCATGAAGCAGCAGTCATCAAGAGAAACGAGATCGACCTGATCGATAGACTCACCCACTCACTGCGCACCCAATACAACTCTCCCGTTATCTACGGCGAGGACTGGTGCTTTCTATTGCAGAAGAACGACAGAACAACAGGCAAGGCCGATGTCAGGACTAAGCGCATCTTCCTTCATCACGGCTATGGCGGTGGTGGCGAATCAGGTCGAGGCATCCCACAACATCAGGCAACCCGATCGCAATGGCAGGCTGATGTGTTCATCTCTGGCCACATACACAGGCGCAACACCGACCACAATGTCGTCACCAGCGTCAGCGGTAAAGGCCGGATCGAAACTACCGATCAATGGTTTGTCAGGTGCGGCAGCTACAAGCAAGAGCTCGATTGCGGGTGGCACATCAGTCGAGGTGCCGCAGCTCGGCCGCTGGGCGGGTGGTGGATCACTACCGAGATGCAGCGCACGAACGCTCAAACCGAGTACAACACCTTCCCGGAGCAACCATGAGATCACACAAGCCACCACGACATGAGGTCAGGTTTCACGATGCGCCTGGGTGCCGAGCTCCTAGGCTTTCGCCTTCTCGTCGTGGCTATGGTCATTCATGGCAGCAACTCAGGAAGCTTGCCTTCGCTCGCTCGCCTTTGTGCGTTCGGTGCGCTGCGCCTGCGACTGATGTCGATCATATCGTGGCAAAGAGCCACGGAGGAAGCGATTCCCTTGATAACCTCCAGACCCTATGTCATAAGTGCCACGCATTGAAAACATGGCATGAAGACAAGGTCGGTGGTGGTTTCGTCAAGCTCTCAGCGAGGCCTCAAAAATGACCATTTTTGGAGCAAAAAAGGGGAGGGGCGTCTGTTTTGTTTCAGGAGGGGTCAAAGTACCTCGCGTGGTATCCGTTCACAGATTTTCACGATTTTGGGCATAGTACCGTACTTATCAGGAGAATAGATGAAGATTCGAGATCGAATAAAAGAATTGAGACGAGTAAAAGCTTCGGAGTTAATACCGAACCCGAAGAACTGGCGCACGCATCCGGTCGCTCAACAGGATGCGCTCAAGGGCATTCTTGCCGAGGTCGGTTTTGCAGGCGCGGTGCTGGTTCGTGAGCTTGATGATGGCTCGCTCATGTTGATCGATGGGCACATGAGAGCAGAGACAACACACGACCAGGAGATCCCGGTGCTCATCCTCGATGTCGATGAAGCCGAGAGCGATAAACTTCTTGCTACCTTCGACCCGATCGCAGCGATGGCCGAGAGTGACGCGCACGCCCTCGATGCGCTCCTTAGAAATGTAGACACCGGCAGCGAAGCACTATCAAAGATGCTGGCTGAACTTGCCGAGGGTGCAGGGCTCTACCTTGACGACAAAGAAGTCACCGAGGATGAAGTGCCCGAGCCTCCCGTTGACCCGATCACGAAGGCTGGCGACCTCTGGATTCTCGGAGATCATCGGGTGCTGTGCGGCGACTCAACGAAGGCCGAGGATGTTACGAGGTTGATGGCAGGGGTCAAGGCAGATCTATGCTTCACATCTCCACCTTACGCACTTGGAAAATCCGTGTCGCTTTCGGGCAACAAAACTATGTCTGCAAAAGCGAACGCATACGACGACCACGAAGACAATGCCGAAGGATGGGGTCAACTGATGCGAGGATGGTTTTCAGCAAGCGACAAAGCTGTGAGTGATGTGTGGGTGGTAAATGTTCAACCGCTTGCAGGGAACAAACGCGACCTTGTTCAATTCGTTGCTGATAATGCAAACCGACTTGTTGATTTTGTTACATGGGATAAAGGTCACGCACAACCAGCGATGGCTTCGGGGGTGATGTCTTCTAGGTTTGAATGGATGATTATCTTCTCTACAAAAGCAAACGCCTCTCGATCAGTACCGCTTTCTTCATGGAGAGGCACTGTTCAATCCGTATACGTTGCGCCTCCTCAACGCAGCAATGATTTCTCAAAAGTTCACGCAGCAACCATGCCAATTCATGTTCCATCGTGGGTCATGCAAACGCTATGTGATCAGGCCAAAAGCATTTACGAGCCTTTCTGTGGCTCAGGCACCACCCTCATCGCAGCAGAGCAACTCGGGCGCAAGTGTTACGGAATGGAAATCAGCCCTGCGTATTGCGATGTGATCGTTAAGCGGTGGGAAAAGCTTACTGGGAAGACGGCAACGCTGGAGGTGAAAAATGGTTAAGGGAAGAAAGCCGACCCCGACGAACATCCTCAAGCTCCGTGGATCGTGGCGAGCGAAGACACGACCGAACGAGCCGAGCCCGGAGGTGACGAAGATCGAAGCCCCCGAGTTTCTCGGGCCTCGGGAGCGGGAAGTATTCGACAAGATGGCGGCAAAGCTATTCGAGCTCGGCGTGCTAACCGAGATTGATGCGGGAGCGCTCACCCGCTACGCAACGATTCTGGTGCGATGGATGGATGCTGCCCGGCAGATGGCCGAGGGCGTCGCAACGCACATCGCCATCAAGGATGATGAAGGTAAAGTCAAGAGCTTTATGCCTACGCCTCCCTACATGGTTTTCAATAAGTCGTGCGAGCAACTCATGAAACTTGAAAGCGAGTTCGGGTTAACTCCCGCAGCGAGACCGAGACTCCAAAGCACCAACGGCGGCAAAGATGGCATCATCGACATCATGAGGGCTATCCAATAACAACAAGAGCGCCAAGGAAAAAGAAGCCTGCACCCGCCAAGGATCACCCGATCGTAAGGTTCTTCGGTGATCACTTACGCCATACAAAGGGCGAGTGGGCGGGCACGGGTTTCGTCCTGGCTGAATGGCAACGACAGTTCTTGAATGAACTCTTCGGGACGGTGCGCAAGGATGGTCTCAGGCAATACCGCACCGCTTACCTCGAGGTGCCTAGGAAGAACGGCAAGTCAACACTCGCAGCGGGCATCGCCTTGTTCTTGCTCTGCCTTGATCGTGAAGAGGGTGCGGAAATCTACAGCGCAGCGAGCGACAAGGATCAAGCCTCAATCGTGTTCGATCAAGCCTGCCAGATGATCGAGGAAAACCCGAACCTCTCAACGATGCTCCGCATCTATCGCAACAAAACCATCGAGCACAAGGCCTCGAACTCGTTCTACAGATCCCTTTCCTCGGATGCGTTCACGAAGCACGGCTTGAATGCTCACGGCGTAATCGTCGACGAGGTTCATGCGCAACCAAATCGAGAGCTTTGGGATGTGTTAACCACCTCGACCGGGGCCCGAAGGCAACCGCTAACGCTCGCACTCACGACCGCAGGGCACGATCGCCAGAGCCTATGCTGGGAGCTTCGCCAATATGCCGAAGGGGTCAACGATAAGCTCATTCACGACCCGACTTTCTACTCGAAAATCTACACCTCAACAGGCGATTGGAAGGAAGAATCGACTTGGAAACAGGCGAATCCAAACTACGGAGTCACGGTCAAAGCGGATTATTTTATTAAGGCGGTTGCTGAAGCCAGCGCCAACCCTTCCCGAGAGAACGCCTTCAGAAGATTACACTTGAACCAGTGGACATCGCAGGAGACGAGATGGATCTCGCTCGAGCGTTGGGATGCGTGCTCCCGCGATCTCCCTGACCTTTCCGGTCGAATGTGCTTTGGCGGTCTCGATCTTTCATCGACCCTCGACTTAACAGCGTTTGTGCTTCTCTTCCCGCCCATCGAACCAAATGAACCCTATTGGATCTTGCCGACCTTCTTCGCACCAGCAGACGCAGCGAGAGAACGAGAGCGCAACAACAAACACCGCCTTGATGACTGGGAACGCCAAGGCCTGATCGTGACTACGCCAGGGCGATCGCTCGACTACCGTGCGGTGGTGGCGGTCATTGATGGACTTGCGAAAAAGTACAACATCCAAGAAATCGCAGTCGATCGCTGGAACATCAACCAGATCAGCAAGGATCTCGAAACGCTGGGCAAGAACAACGGCAGGCCCGATTGGCTTGTTGGCTTCGGGCAGGGTTTCGCAGCGATGACCGCACCCTCGAAAGAGTTAGAAGTCTTGGTGCTCTCTGAGAAGATCGCACACGATGGCAACCCGGTGCTGCGCTGGATGTTTAGCAATGTCCAAGTCGAGAGAGACAACGCAGGCAACATCAAGATGCACAAGGGAAAAGCGGTCGAGAAAATCGATGGCATCGTGGCGACTATCATGGCGCTCGGACGGGCGCAGGTCAGCAGCTTAAACGCAACCAACATATACGACACCCAAGGAATAACACTACTATGATGAACCGAATCAAAGGCTTTATCTCTCGGGCGCTTTCCCTATCGGGTGGCAACCTAAAAGACCCGCGCTTGAATGAGCTCTTCGGCGGATCGTCCACTGACTCGGGCGTCAGCGTTACGCCTGATTCTGCCCTGACCTACTCAGCCGTGTATGCTGCGGTGCGTGTGATCGCCGAGGCGGTCTCGTCATTGCCGCTCAATCTTCACGAACGCAACCCCGGTGGCGGGAAATCGAAAGCAAACTCGCACCCGCTTTACCATATCCTTCACGACAGCCCGAACCCTGAGATGTCTAGCCTGCAATGGCGTGAAGCATCAATGGCCCACTTACTACTTCATGGAAACTGCTACACCGAAATCGTGCGTGACCTCGAGGGCAATGTGGTCGAGCTCTGGCCCATCGACCCGACCATCGTTAGGCCCAACCGCACCGAGCAGGGTCAACTCTACTATGATTTAAACCGCGGGAAGAACTTCATTACCGCTGCAAATATGTTGCACATCAGCGGGCTTTCCTTTGACGGCATCAGCGGCATGAGCCCGATAGCTTTGGCCCGTCAGTCGCTTGGGTTATCAATGGCCATTGAATCTTTCGGCGCTGGCTACTTTGGCCGAGGTGCGAGGCCCGGTGGCGTGTTGACATTCCCAGGACAACTCAGTCCCGAAGCTCGACAGAACCTGCGCAGATCGTTTGAGGAGTTGCACGCAGGTGGTGCGAACAGTCACCGAGTCGCTTTGCTCGAAGCGGGCCTAAAATGGGAGGCTATCGGCGTCCCTCCCGACGATTCGCAGTTCTTGCAGTCGAGAGAGTTTCAGGTCGTCGAGGTCTGTCGGTGGTTTAACGTGCCACCGCATAAACTAAAAGACCTTAACAAGACCAGTTACAACTCGCTTGAGCAGATGAACGTCGAGTTCGTGGTGGATACCCTGCGCCCGTGGCTCGTCAGGTGGGAACAGCAACTCAATCGGAAGGTGATCCGACCGAACGAGCGGGGCAACTTCTTCTTTGAACATAATGTCGAGGGGATTTTAAGGGGCGATCAAGCTTCGCGTTATCAGGCGTACTCAGTTGGAAGAAACTGGGGCTGGCTTAGTGTCAACGAGATCCGGGAAAAAGAAAACATGAATCCCGTTGAGGGTGGCGATGTGTATATGCAACCCATGAATATGCAATCGCTTAACACCGCACCCACGGCAGCACCCGCAACCGATCCGAGTTTGGTGGCAACACCACCAACCTTACCAAACCCTCCAGCGACCACACCCGCTCGCTCTCATGAGTCAATTATCTTGCGCCTCTTGGATGATGCAGGTGAGCGCTTGCAAAATGTGGAGTGCTCAGCCGTGAAGAGGTTTGCCAACAAGCCTCAAGAGTTCTTGGCCAAGCTCGATCACTTCTGTGCCGAGCATCGGGCCCGCGTCGTGAGCGCGTATGCTCCCGTGCTCGAGGCGTTTGGCCTGACCACCGATCTCGATGGCCATGTCCAGCGCCACCTCGACCAGTTCAGATCCACTTGGCTAGATTTCTCAGGCAGTGTGACCGCAGCGAAACTTGCCGAAGCAGTTTCGCTCAAGATTCAAAACATGAAAGGGGTCAGTGATGAAAACTAATATTGAACGAAGATTCTCCACCGAGCTAAGAGTTGATACCGCCACGCAAAAGATTATCGGGTATGCAGCTAAGTACGATCTCTCAAGCGAAGACCTCGGCGGCTTTCGGGAGTTCGTTCGCCCTGGTGCATTCCAGAGGTCGCTCGATAGCAACCCCGATGTCCGTGCCTTGATTGATCACAACCCTAGCCTCATCCTCGGGCGCACCGTCTCGGGCACGCTAAGACTCGAGAGCGATGCCACCGGGCTGAGGGTTACCATCGACCCGCCTGACACCCAGTATGCTGCTGACTTGATGGCAGTCATGGCTCGGGGTGATGTGAGTCAGATGAGCTTTGCGTTTACGACTTCCGAGGATGCGTGGGATCTGGTTGACGGCAAGCGGGTGCGCTCGCTCTTGGCGGTCGAGCTCCACGATGTGAGTGTGGTCACTTACCCCGCCTACCCGGACACCAGTGTTGCGGTGAGGTCGCTTTCGATCTACACCCAGGACGCCATCCGATCAGCACAACGCATCCGAGAGCTTCGATTGAGGGGCGATCGGTAGTTCAGCATCGTGAACTAAGGCGCTCGCTTAGTTCACGCAAACGCCTTTGCGTGGACTAGGGTGGGGGAAATTCTCCACCCCACAAAAACCCTAGAAAAATTGACTTCTGGAAGCTTTCTAACCAACCATATCGTGATTATCCATAATAAGGTGCGTGCTCCCACGAACAATAGACTAGGATAGCAATACGGCGACCGGCGTTTGCCCGGTTGAATGGGTCGAAAAAAAGGAGAATACAAATGGACAGCAAGACGAAGATCAACCTATTGGTTGCAGCGGTGGTGTGCCTGACAGTCAGCTTGATCGTGTCGTGTGTGGTCGTGGTGGTGTTAGTGAGGGGGCAAGGTGATAGCCAGCAAGTGATTCAAGAGTCCGCAGCGCAGAGCGTGACGGATATGGCAGCGGCGATGAAGAAGAATGCCATCGAGGCCGAGGAACGGGAAGCGGTTCGCAGAGAGAGCGAGAGAGTCGCGGAAAGAGAACGAGTAAGGATACAGACATCCCGAGATAAAACTGATGCAATGTTCAGAGATGCTTATAAGGGGCGTTAACCCTCTTCGCCACCCCCGCTCTCCCTAGGCTCGCCTTAACCGGCGGGCCTTTTTTTTTGGCACGATTGTTGACGAATCGCAGATCCGTGGTTTAATCGTCTTATCGAAATCAGTGCAGTCTTTACGCACAGTTTCCCGAACAAGGGGCCTGTGCGTTTTTTTATGTCTCTCACCGAGACTGATGCACTGCCCTAATAGCAAAAATATTAGGAAGAAATCCAATGACCGAAATCGAAACACTGCGCAACCAGCGCACCGCAAAACTTGCTGAAGCCCGTGCCATTCATGCACAAGGCGAAACCGAAAAGCGAACCCTGACCCCCGAAGAGCAAACCGCCTTTGATGGCTTGGTCGCTCAAGTAGATGAACACGAACAGCGAATCAGCGACCTTGAAGCGATGGGCGCTCCCGTTGACCCAAACGCTGTGCAAGCAAACTCTGCCGATGCGGGCACCGCCCGTAGCAATAAGCTTTCCGAACTCGAAGCTTCCTCTAAAAGACCAGCAGCTCGAAGGTCTTCACCGATCGAAGCGCCTGCGTTTGTGCGCGATTTTGGCGATCGTCAAAGCACTTCAGACAGAGCATTGGCCTTACGAGGATGGCTCGGATTTCACTCCGTAAACGGTGCCTCCAATGAGCAGAGAAACGCTGCGCAACGCTCTGGCCTAGAACTTGGGAACAATCGCCTATCATTCAAATTGAATGCCAAGGCTCCTAAGACTCAAGCCGAAGCCCGTGCGCAATCCTTATCTGGTTCCGCTGGTGGCTACACTGTGCCACAGGGTTTTATCAATCAGCTCGAAGCTTCTTTGTTGGCTTTCGGTGGGATGCGAGAAGTCGCAACCATCTTGCGAACAGCAGAAGGCAATGACCTCCCAATTCCTACCGTGAGTGATCACAGTAATGTTGGCGCAATCCTTGCAGAAAACACTCAAGTGTCCGAGCAAGATATCACCTTCGCTCAGATCACCATGAAAGCCTACAAGTATTCATCAAAGCTCATTCGAGTTTCGTCCGAACTCTTGCAAGATTCTGCGATTGATCTTGAGAGCTTTATCGGTGGAGCACTTGGGGAAAGGATTGCGAGAATATTTAATACTCACGCAACCACCGGGGACAATTCCTCAAAACCACAGGGGATTTCTGCTTCTGGTGCGGGCAAAACTGGCGGATCCGCAAGTGCGATCACTTTCGATGAACTTCTAGATTTGCAGCATTCACTCGATCCAGCGTATCGAGCCAATGCTAAATTCATGATGAATGACACGACTTTCAAAGCCGTGAGAAAGCTAGTCGATGACCAGAACAGACCGATTTTCTTAAACGATCTTTCTGCGACTTCGCCCGGTACTCTCTTCGGTGTGCCTGTCGTTATCAACCAAGATGTTGCGGTCATCGGAGCTTCTGCAAAAGTTATCTACTACGGTGATTTTTCTAAGTACCTCATTCGAGATGTTCAAGACTTCACCCTCTTGCGCCTCGAAGAAAGATATGCCGATTATCATCAGGTTGGCTTCGTTGGTTTCAGTCGCCATGATGGTCGCATCCTCGATGCGGGCACTGATCCGATTAAGCACTTTGTCATGGCAGCTAGCTAATGAAAATTAAATTTCATACTTCTGTGGCGGGCCTGTCGTTCACCTACGATGCAAATCTGGTGTACGACCTCCCGCTCGATGAAGCGGCTAATTGCATCCGACTCGGCTGGGCGAGCGCTGAAGAAGCGCTCGTTCCTCCGGTCTCGGAAACCCGACAAATCAAGGCTGAGAAGGCAACCTCGAAAAAACAAAAAGAGAAACGCTAATGTTGACCGTTGTCACTCCTCCAGCGACCGAACCGATCACCCTTGCAGAAATGAAACTGCACAGCCGCATCGATGGCAACGACGACGACGCTCTGATCAATACGCTGATCACCGCAGCACGACAGCAGCTCGAGCAGATGGCTAGCCACAAAATGGTGACGCAGACTCTTGCGCTTTCGATCGATGACTTCCCCGACTCTGGCATCCTCTACCTCGAAGGCCCAGTCCAATCGGTGAGCTCAATCCAATATTACGACCTCGATGGCAACCTTCAAACTTGGGATGACGAACTTTATCAGGTTGACATTACCTCGAACCCGGGTCGTGTCATGCCCGCTTACGATGAGACTTGGCCTGACTACTTAGATGATTACAACTCCATCGTGGTGACTTATGTCGCAGGTTGTGGCAACGCCAACGAAGTCCCCTCAATACTTAAGCAAGCGATCAAGATGCTCGTCGGCCACTGGTACAACCAGCGCGAGACAGTAGGAGAAGCGCAGGGCTACGAAACCCCCTACGCCGTCGATAACATCGTCAAAATGTTCAGCCGAGGGATAGTCAACTAATGCTAAAAGCTGGCGAATTAACACAGAGAATAAGCTTTCAGCGTGATGAATCAACCACCGTGGATGATTACGGTCAGGTGACCCGCTCATGGAATACCTACTACACGACCTGGGCGAGTGTTCGCCCGCTCTCAGGCAGGGAGCAAGAGCAGGGCATGGCAAGGCAGGCTTCCATCTCGCACCGTGTTCGTGTGCGCTTTAAAGATGGCATCCTTCACGGCGATCGCATCTCGATGGGAAGTCGCACACTTGAGATCGTCAGCATCAGAAACATCGATGAGGGCTCATGGGAGCTTGAGATTGATGCGATCGAAAGGGGTGCGTAATGCCCAGAGCAGCAATCAACATCGACGCTTCCGCACTTAAAGGTTTACTCAACCTCATGGAACACATCAACGACAAAGTGAAACGAGCAGGGCTCAAGAAGGCTCTTCATGAAGCGGGTGCCCTTATCGTGACCGATGCGAAGAGCAGCGTGCGTCGCAAGTACTCCATCCTCTATGACGCAATCGGATCAAAAGAAAAAGTGGTACTGCGCAAGGGTAACCAGTTCGGGTTCTCGGTCATCGGGGCAGAACGCAGAGCAGGGCGCACCATCGGTGGCGTCGAACGCATCCCGACGAAGTACGCACACTTTGTCGAGTACGGAACCGCAGCGCATCCCACGGGCAAGAACGACCTGACGAATGAAATATTATTAAAGCGCAAAGGTGCAAAAGCAAAAGCGCAAGGATCGATTCACCCAGGCTCCGCACCGTTTCCATTCTTGCGAAGAGCATGGGACAGCAACAAGACCAAGGCGATCGATGTGATGGCAAAGGTTCTCCACGACACCATCAATGAGGGCGCATCATGAGTGCTTCTAAAGCCCTTCGAGCCCGACTAATCGACGATGCTACTATGTCTGGTTATGTGGGCACTCGCATCTATCCCGGTCGTGCGCCACAAAAGCCGGTCATGCCCTACATTGTTTACCACCGAATCAGCACCATAAGGTCGGCAACGCTCGACGCAGGCAATACGAAAGTGCCCGAGGTTCGCATCCAGTGCGATGTGATCGCAACAACTCAATCGGAAGTGGAAACCGTCACGAACCAGATGCGTTTAGTGATGGACAACTTTCGCGGCGTCTCGTCAGGCGTCACGGTTCTCGGTGTTTCGACGGACGACGAGCAAGATCAACCCGAGTTTTTCGAGGGGTCGGACACTGTGTTCTACCACTCATCAGTGGATTTTACCATCACTTATAGGGAGTCTTAATTATGGCTGCAGTCTTAACCCAAGGCACGGCAATCTCGATCGGTGGCACTGTCCTCACAGGTGTGACCGACATTACGCCACCCAGTGCGACCCGTGGCACCGTGGATATAAGCAATCTACTTAGCCCAGATCACGCTAAGGAATACGCTGGCGGGATGATCGATGGTGGCGAGATGTCAGCGACCGCAATCGTGGGCGTTGGCAACGGTGCACTCGGTACGATCAGCGCTTACATCGAAGATTACGGCGCAGCGAAACCCTGCGTGATAACCCTCGCCGATTCATCGACCGTCTCTTTTGATGGGATCGTAACCAAGTTTCAAGTCGATGGCGTTGCAACGGGCGACAACACGGTCAAAGCGACTGTGGGCGTTAAACCAGTAGGCAAAATCACCTACGCTTTTGATTAAGGAGTTTCTCATTTTAGATAAGCAAAAGTTATTAAGTGCAGGCAGTGCGTACAAGCTCGGGGAGATCGAGATCCCCGAGCTCGGTGGCAAAGTATTCCTCCGAGTGATCAGCTCCCGTGAGCGTGACCAACTCGAAAGTGAAATCAGTGCAGGAAGCAAGTCAGGCAACTTGAGCAACATCCGAGCCAAGCTGGTGGTGAGGTCTATCGCTGATGAAGCGGGCAAGCGGATCTTCACCGATGCCGAGGTCGATGCAGTGGGCGAGATGCCTGCGCCTCTTGTGGGCATCCTCTTTGATGCGTGCGCCAAGCACAATGGTATGTCTGGCGGTGCAGTCGAGGAAGCAAGAAAAAACTAATTGAGCGTCCGGGGAGGCGGTTTCTATTCCGTCTCGCTGGGCACTTAAAGAAGACCGTCTCGGAGCTCCTAGACGGCATGGATGCCCAGGAGCTTACCGAGTGGATGGCTTTCTCAACGATCGAACCTTTGGATGCAGACCGTGCCGACATTCATGCAGCGCAGGTGTGCAGCACGACGGCGAATGTGTGGCGGGGCAGCGAGACAAAGGTGCTCGAAGTGAAGGACTTCATCCCGGACTGGTACGGGGAAAACAAAAAGCCTGACAACTTCGCAGGGCTCAAGGCGTGGGCGACAGCGATGGGCACTAAGAAAAACTAAGGAGTCGTGATGGCAAAAACTATCGGATCATTAAATGTTTCGATGGGTCTTTCCATTACTGACTTCATCACAAATTTAGACAAAGTCAAGGAGGACATGGGAAGCCTTGAGGCAGTCACTGCCGAGGCGTCCAAGCATTTCAATGATGATGTCGCAGGGGTGATGGGCGATGCGCTTCACAAGTTCGCCAAGACTTCAAAGCTCGGTGCAGACGATGCTCTCGCCTTTGCGGTCTCGCTCAAGAAGCTCGGCCTCGATGCGGACACGATCACTTCAACCCTAGACAAATTCGCAAAAGGTATAAGCAAGTTTGCGAAGAATGCAGGCGAAGCGTCGAAGGCTTTCGCAGGCATCCTTGGAAAGATCGGCGAGTCTGATAAGGTCTTATTGAAAGATATCCAAGCGCTGGAGTCAATGGGCGTGAAAGCGTTCGACTCTCTCGCGAAAGAACTTTCCAAGGTTGAAGGCAAAGCGGTAAGTACCGCAGAAGTGATGAAGCGCATCGCCTCGGGTGCGATCTCAGGCAAGGATGCGCTCAAGCTACTTACTCAGGGCGGACAAGCTCCAGTGGGTGGTGGCGATGCCGCGAAAGAATCGCAAGCCAAGAGTAAGCTCGCATCGTTCCTCAACCATGTCGAAACTAAAATCAAGAGCGCTGCCTCTTCTATTTTCAGCAGCGTGACCAACCTTATCATGAACCCGGTCACCGCCATCGGGGGCGCTCTCGCATCTTACGGCGTGTACAAAATCTACGATCGTGCGGTGATGGCCTTTGCGAACACCGAGGAAATCCTGACCCGCATCAAAGGTCTCGCTGGCGAAGCCAATGCGGAGCGCTTGGGCGGTGTGATGGGCGAGATCGCCAACCAAGGGCGCATCGCTCAAGATGCGGTAGGCAAGCTAGCTACCGGGTTCCTCGGTCTCGGGGTCTCGGGCGCAGACGCTGCTAGGATGATTGAAAGCTTCGGGCGAACTAGTTTAGTTGCTGGTTCGGGTGCCACGGATGTGTTTAACAAATTAGGTGAAGTCGCCCAGAACATGACCCGCACCGGGGTCGCCTCCAAGGAAGACTTTGCGACACTCGCAGCGATGGGCCTTCCTGTTTATCAAGCTTTGGCGGATCGATTAAATCTGGTGAACAACACAGCGATCAGCGCTAATGATGCCATGCGTTTGCTTGCTGAAAACAAAGTCGGAACTGGGAGCGCACTCAACGCACTCGCTGGGATGAGCAACAACGCTGATGTGATCAAGCAGGCAGAGGCGCAAGCGGGAACGCTTAAAGGCATTTACGCCCGGCTTGCGGGTGAGGTCGAGGGATTCTTCACCGAGTTCGGCTCAAAGATAGTAGAAGCGTTGGATTTGAAAGGCTTCTCGAATGGTCTCGTTGGGTTCGTGCAGAACTTCCGAAACAATTTTGAATCACTCGTTCCAGCGATCAAAAACATAGGGATGGTTCTCGCCGTGGTGCGAGATGTTTTATTCCAAGCGTTCTCAGGTCTAGTAAGTTTCTTCACCACGATGGGCGGGGCGGATGTAGCGGTCGGAAATATTGACAATATCAGGGCGGTGGTGGTTTCCTTTGCACAAGCAGTGATGGTCTCCATGCAGTCGGTGATGAGCGGAGCGATCACCGTGATCAATGAAATCATTAACGCCGTGGGCGGGCTCAAGAAATTCGCAGCAATCTTTGCGGGTGTGGTTCTTGGTGCAGGCGGCGGCGCTCTCGCTGGCTCGGTAGCGGGTGGCGTCGGCGCTATTCCTGGAGCGCTCATAGGTGGTGTTACGGGCGGTCTCTACGCTAATAGCAAGGTTGATGGTGGCGGCCCAGGCATTGACGCAGAAGCGATCAAGAAAAAAATGAACGACGCATTCAAATCGATTTTAGAATCGATCGGCAACACAGGCATGAACACTGCCGAGGGCATCGTCGCAAAGTTTATGAAGAGCTTTAACGACGCTTTCGCTGGCGCATCCTCGGAAGGTTTCGATACTGCAACGGCACTGGATAAGATTGAAAGTAACTTTCACACCTTCACGGATGGCCTCCATCTAGGGATGCTGGGCGAGACGATAGGCTATGGCGCTTTCTTGAAGCAACTCTCAGGTGGCACAGCTTCCGCAATCGCCATGTTCCAAAGGCAGTTAGCGTTTGGAAACATCTCTGTTGAAGAGATGGGTGCTTCTCTTGAGAAGGTCAAAGATGAAGCCTTTGCTGCTCTTGATATGCAGCTTGAGCGAGGCACCATCACGAACGAAGAGTACGCCAACTCAATCATTGGGATTCAATCGCAGTTTGACTCTCTTGACATCTCAGGCCTCAACGCCTTCATGGGTGGTGACAATATGCCCGCATGGATCAAAGAGCTTTCCAATATTGAAAGCCCGCTCGAAACCTACCGCAGAAAAATGGAAGAGCTCAAAATGACCCTTGCGGATCGGCCCGATCTTTTCGCAGCGGGTGCAGCGCAACTCACTGCGGAGCTTGAAAGATCCGTGGGAGCGATGGAAGAACTCAAGAACCCCGGCGCTTTGATGCAAGGGAGCTCGGCGGCATTCTCGCAAGTGCTCAAGATTCAAAACGCAAACGGCGGGGAAAGCGCAGCGGATAGGAGTCTTCGAGTCCAGCAGCAGGCACTTGAGCAGCAAAGGGTTGCGACCGAGTACGCAAAAGCAACCGCAGCAGGGGTTGCAAACCAAAACCAAATGAACCTCGTCCAGTTTTAAAGGAGCCCTCATGGCAGTCGTGAACACCTATGAAACTTTTGAAGGCAGAACCGGCAGCGATGACAGCAAGCGACAGGTCTCGCTGGTGCGCAGCTTCATCGTGCAAACGGATAATGTCGCAGACGATGTGCCCGATCTGTTCGGCACTAACCTGCCCGCCATGTTCTCGCAGCACCCCAAATATGAGAAAGCCTTCTGCATCGGTAGGACTGCCTCGCAGATGGATGACCCGCATTTCTGGAAAATCACTTGCAGTTACAACTCCAACATCGACACCGTGGCACCGAGCTCCACGCCTAGCGCAGCGCAGACGCCCGAGGTAGCAAGTCAGAATAAGGGAGCGAGCCCCGAAGAGAAGGCGAGCGAGGCGAACGAAAACCCGCTGACGAGGCCCACTGACATTGATTTCTCCACGGGCGATAAGGAATGGGTACTCGACAAAGACTTCAGCACCCCCCGCAAGCCAATGGTGAATGGTAACGGCGAAAGGTTCGACCCTCCGGTGATGTCTCACAAGCCGTTACTCACCATGAAACTAGAATTTAACAGCGCCACCTTTATCGCTCTCACATGGATGGCACGGGTGAAGTGCGTCAACACGGATGCGTTCTCGGGGTTCCCTGCGCGCAGTATGCTCCTCGATAAAGTCACCGCAAAGAGGGTCTATGAAAACGGAGTGAAGTACTGGAGGATCTCCCTTGAATACCTGCTAGATAAAGACAACTGGGATGCGTTAGTACTGAATCATAGCTACACCGAATGGAACGGCACCAAGCTAATCACCGCAAGAGATGTCGCGGGCAATGTTCTCCCTAATGGTGTAGTCATCATAGGCACCACGGGCATCCCATTTGATCATGGGGTCTTCCCTACTGAGGCGAACGAAGGCTTCCTTCGCTTCCGTATTTACGATGACATTGATTACGCCTACTTGACCCCCATCTACAGAAAGATCCTCTAATG